ATGGAGTATTTGAAGATTCTCAGATGAAGTATCCTTGGTTTGCTCCAAAGATGCAAGTATTTGAATCAGGTGCTGTTCAAGATATGTGCGGAGAAGATGTCTCATTTTGTCTTGATGCAAAGGAGGCAGGTTTCCGTATTATGTGTGACCCTCGTATTCGTGTAGGACATGAAAAAACAAGAGTTATATAGTATCTCTCATAATGGTAAGATTCTTGTAGAAGGTCTTACAGAAGAGGAATATATGGATAAAATGCAGGATTTAGCAGATGAGTTCTTTGAAAAAGGTACTCCGCATCCGCTCGAACTCGTAACAGATGTAAAAGAAGAGGAAATTTAATGGCAAAAACGTTTAGTATGGGTAACACAATCGAAACCCGCCCGAAAAAAACTCGTCAAGGAAAGGGAAAACACTCGAAATACTCGGCAACATCCCGTAACTCGGCTCGTAAAAGATACAAAGGACAAGGAAAATAGATGGCTTGTTTGATTGCGAATCTACCCTCTTACGAAGTATGGGTAAGAAAAGAATATTTGACCGATCATAAGAGTGGTCATGGTGAATTTGTGAAGGGAGTATGGGTTTCTGCGAAAAGTATACCTGGTCGTGCCTTTTATTTTGAGACATATTTGCCTGATTATGCTGCAATGTTCGATAAATTACCAATTTCTGCGTTTACAAGTGACCCTGAGACACCAAAACCAGACATGACACTGCATAATTTACAGTTTTGGAACTGTATGGACTACGGAGTGGTCGCAGTTCAGAAGCAATTTATCGGTTCGATGCACTATGAAGTGATGACAAGAGACTTTGGAACCCAAACTGGCACTTATATTTGCACTTTAGACAACTATCACCAAGATGTAGACTCAATTGACTACTCTACAAGTGAACAACCTGCCGAACATAAGTCTCATAACCTCTTAGAATTGGACAATGGACAGTTTTGCCTTTATCCAAACAACAGAATGCGTATCTACGATAACAGTATTACACCCGAAACACCTAAAATGCCTGATTTTAAGGTTTCAACAGTGTATTATCAGGTCGAAAACGGTCATGATCGTGATGGATTGGGTTCAGAAGAGAATTATTTCTGGAAAACAGCGAAAGAAAGGTCATCTGATATAGAAGTAGGCTATGGAGGCACAGATAGTGCGGGCAATATAGACTTTTATAATACGGATTTTAGTGAAAATATGAAAATTTCAATCGATGAACCACCAGAATTGGGATGAAATGGGTGAACATCTCATATTAGATGTCTACGATGGGTATTTTGATGACTTAAATAGTCCAAATTTCCTTCGTGACATCTTCACTCGTGCTATTTTGAAGTCGGAGATGACAATATTGAATGAATATACACATAAATTCAGTCCATGTGGTGTTACATGTCTTTTTGCACTCTCTGAGAGTCATGTTTCTTGTCATACTTGGCCTGAATTTGGTCGAATGAACGCAGATTTCTTCACTTGCGGCGAAAAAGACCCAAGAATTTGTGCTAAATATATTATTAACGCTTTAGAATCAGAAAAATATCGAATTCGAGTCGTAAAAAGATAAAAAAAGCGGTATAAATAAAAACAGGAAACTTTTTGTGTAAATAGTGGCTTCTAGGGCATTCAAAGATATCAATTTATCCTTCAAACGTCATCCTGTGACGAATGATGTAGTGACAATTTGTAATGAAGACGCTATAAAAAGGTCTGTAAGGAATATAGTTTTCACAACTCTTGGTGAAAAACCATTTGAACCCAATTTTGGATCGGTTATCAATGAATCTTTATTTGATTTAAATACTAATTTAAGTGAAATACGAGTTTCAGATGAAATTAGATCATCTTTACTCATATATGAACCCAGAATCAGTAATGTTGATGTAGATGTTACGATTGCACCTGATACAAATGAAATGAATTGTACAGTTCAATATGACATTACTGGAATTCCAACACCAACACAACAAGTAGACGTTCTCCTATTCCCAGCTAGAGTATAATGGCTTTCGGACAATATGTTAATTTAGATTTTGATCAAATCAAGACATCCATCAGAGATTATCTGAGGGCAAATACTAATTTTACTGATTATGACTTTGAGGGATCAAACCTTTCAATAATTATTGATGCATTAGCATATAATACTTACACGACTGCTTATAATACTAATATGGCAGCAAACGAGTGTTTTCTTGATTCCGCTACACTTCGAGAAAACGTTGTTGCACTTGCCAGAAACATTGGTTATGTCCCAAGATCTCGTAGATCCGCAAGAGCAAGAATATCTTTTACCGTTGATGGACTTATAGAGACATCAACACTTACAATTAACGCTGGTATTGTTTGTAATGGTGCTGGAGACAATACAAACTACATATTTTGCATTCCAGAGGATATTACAGTTCCTGTTGTGAACGGATTTGCTGAATTTAATAATATTGAGATATATGCAGGTGTTTATATCTCTCAAGACTTTACTTTTGATACATCTTTATTCAATCAAAGATATATTCTTGATAATTCTTTCATTGATACATCTACAATTAAAGTTAAAGTAAGGGCAAATGTCAATTCATCATCCTCAGTAACTTATCAACAAATTGATAACATTGTTGGAGTTACTTCCACAACTGCTTCTTATCTTTTACAAGAAATTGAAGACGAAAGATATGAATTAATCTTTGGTGACAACACAATTGGTAAAAAACTCTCGAATGACAACTTTATTACTGTAACTTACATTACAAGTTCTGGTAGAGATGGAAATGGCGCTTCAGAATTCAGTTTTGTAGGAAATATTACAAATCAAGACGGTGCAGCTATAGATGCAAACAATATTTCACTAGTTACGACTGATGAAAAATCACGAGATGGTGATGAAATTGAATCTATTTCTTCAATTAAGTATTATGCACCTCGAATTTACTCTTCTCAATATCGTGCAGTCACGGCATCTGATTATGAGTCGGTTTTAGGTTACATTTATCCAAATGTGGAGTCTGTAACCGCTTTTGGTGGTGAGGAGATGAGTCCTCCTCGTTTTGGTAAAGTTTTTATCTCAGTAAAACCTCGAAATGGTGATTTCTTATCAGATGAGACAAAAAGAGAGTTAATTCAAAGGTTGAAGAGTTATGCGGTTGCTGGAATTGTGCCAGAATTTGTTGATTTAAAATATTTGTATGTTGAACTTGAAACAAATCCATATTATAATCCAAGTTTGAATGATACTCCAGATGATCTTAAAAGTGGCATTTCAAATGCTTTAACTCAATATTCACGTTCAATAGATGTGAATAAGTTTGGTGGAAGATTCAGATATAGTAAAGCTGTGTCGTTAATTGATAGTGTTGATTCATCAATCACATCAAATATTACATTAGTTAAAATTCGTCGTAATTTAAAAGCAGTTTTAGGAGAATTTGCTCAGTATGAGGTTTGTTATGGTAATCGATTCCATACTCAAGAAAGTTCTTACAATGTGGTTTCCACAGGATTTACAATTGAGGGTGTTACAGGAACTGTTTACCTTGCTGATGAGGTAATTAATCGTGAAAAAGGTAGAATATTCTTCTTTACATATGAAGAAGGTGGAACTCCAAATATAATTAAGAATGGAGAGAAGACATACACATCTTGGAAAAAGAGAATACAATCATTAGCATATACATTTACAGAGGAAGCACATAAGTTGTTTGATAATCAAAAAGTAGATGATATATTTGATTGTTCTAAAGGACACCCACCAATATTAAAAAGTTATTTGAGAGGTGATACAAGCTTGGAAAGTATGGTAATATATGATAGAATACTAGGGTACAGAACTAACTTTGATAAACAAATATCAGAGCATGATCCTGTATGGGGAATGGTGAGTATGAAGATAAGGAAGTACACTCCTTTCCTAAATATAGATGTATTCCGTTATAAAAAAATTCTAAAAGAGATTGTTTCACAATGAGATTTTTAGACTCAGAAATTGTTCAAAAGGAGATGAAAGACATTGAGACCTTACAAAAAAAGGTCTATGGTAATGTCTTCAATTTTCCTAATATGAACAGAGAGGATAAAATACTTCATATTGAACTTCTTGAAGAATTAATAGAAAAACAACAGATTTTCTATAAGAGATTGAGTCTCTCTGATGACCCTAAGGCAAAAGAGATACGAAAAACTGTTATGGATAGTGCTGAAATGTTTGGATTTAAATCTGATGGTGATTTGTCTTTGATGTTTGCACAAATGT